TCGCTCAGAATCGTATCCATTTGCTCGAAACCAGTCTCTAATGTCGGTTTCATATGTTGCTCCTCTGGCCTTGTGTGATTTCCTAGTTGTCATAACTTGCGTATCCAAACTTGGTATTCCTTAGTTAGCAAATCATATCTTCCTTCGTGTTTCTCAAGGAAAGCATCAATTGCTGGGCGAGGTGTTAAGTGTGGAGGCAAATCTTGACCCCACATATAGTCATCAAATGCTAGAATTCCATTAGGCTTAAGACATCTCCATGCATCATTTGCATCTTTAGCAACCTGCTCTTCTGTATGGCCCCCATCAATATAAATAAAATCAAATAATTCTTCTGCTACTTTACTAAAAAAATCATCACTAGTTTTTCGAACCCATCCTACATTTGTATATGGTGATAAACGTCTTCTATAATACTCATAAACATGCTCAAAATCAATGCGAGAATGTTCAGGCTCATCAGAGCCAGCCCATGTATCAACATCTATAAGTGATGAAGTTGGGTCAGTTAAAATGTTTTCTGCCAACCATACACTTGCATCACCAGTATAAACACCTATTTGTAAAAAACGCATATTAGGTTTATCTTGTAAGTGTGGCAAGTAAATCTCAAAGTTATATTTCTGGCCATCAAACCAGTTAGGGAATAATGTCATACGTTCTCTGGGATGTCATCGATGTACATGTACTCTGGGTTGAATGCCAACCAAGTCATTAGCGTTCCGTTTGCATCCGCTCTTCCGTAGCGATTTTTGACTGATGCCACGCCCATTGATGTGCCAACGGTACCAAGCGTGCATATAAGCGCAGGTAGTTGGGAAACTTTTCCTTGGATAGCACTTCTTGGCTGACAAGGATTCCCAGGAACTGCCTCCGAAGTATGATGTAGTACCACAATCGCAGCGTTAGTGTCTCTCGCAAGGAACTTCAACTCCTTCATAATTGCTCGCATAGAAGCGAACTCTTCGCCCCCATCTGTTGCGACATCCATAAGGTTATCCAATACAATGAGAGATGGGCTACAGCCCCACAACTCTTCGAATGCTTGGACTTCCTCATCGATGTCTTCTAAGGTTGGTGATGATTCGAATGACCAGACTATGTGACTTCCTTTTTGGAGAACTGCTTTAGTCCAACCAACATCAGTATTAAGTTTCTGCTCTACGTCTGACTGACTCTTCCCTGAAATCATAGATGCCAAACGCATTGCCATAGTGTGTGCATTAGTATCCGCAGATATGTATAGAGTTGGAACATTAGTCTTAAGTGCTAGCGCTAAGGCCAGCGTAGATTTTCCTGCTCCAGGTGCTCCTGCAAACATAGAAACTTCTGAACGACGAATAATAATCTTGTTCGCTTCGAATGCTTTAAACGAACTAGGAAGGGGTTCCCCCCCAATAGAGGCCCTACCTACTGAACGTACTAGAGTTCTCATTGGCACCCTTCCTAGTTAATTTAAAATGGAAATTGTTCTGGTATTAATTGACTGGCTTGCACTGGTCCGCGCCCTGAGGCATCGGACAGACCCACATCGCGTATGGATTTCCCGTCTTGCTTGAGATTCCCGACTTGTACTTGCGAGGGCCGTGTTGACATGTCGGTCCACCCTGTTGCTGGGTTTGTGGAGCCGTAGCGGACGGAGCCTGCGCCTGGGGCGGAACGGATGATGTTGTTGGCGGAGTGTTTGGCGTTGAAGCCGATGTCGCTAAAGGGGCAACCCCGTAAGCACCGACTACCAAACGCTGCACTGCAGCAATCTGATTTGAATAATCCCCAATACCCTCTAACAGAACACTGAGTTCGTCATTGGTTTGGGCTCTGATGTTAATCATATCCCCAGCAGGGGTCTTATATGATACTTGTAGTTTCCAGTCTTCGGCCATTTATTTATCCTTCTTAATCGAGAATTGGCAGTACTCAGTTAAACCACACATGTACTGACAACTGTTTGTGTTGGGTAAGAATATAGCGTTCTTACGTGCAGCGTCGAATTGCATAATTAGATATTCCATTTTGTCATAAGTGTACTCAGACAGGTCTACCATATCTGACACGTTGTTACCACGTGACATGTAGTAGGTACCCCACTTGACCTCTACGCCAAAGGTCTGTTCAAGACCCAGTTTGTAGAACCCAAGTTGTAGACTGCTTGTTGGTGTGTTCTGTGATGTCTTTAGGTCGACAATGACCAGTTCCCCGTTGACTTCGAAGACACGGTCAATAATCATCTTGACTGGTACATCATTGACGACTGGAGTTAGCGCAAGTTCGATTGCCTTATTGCCATCTGGTGCTGTCCAGATTTTCCAATCAGGGTTAGTCTTGCGCCATGCGATGTAGCCTTCTACCCAACGAGGTCCTGCTGTTTGCCAGAAGGTTACGTCTTCCTTGTTAGGGTTAGCCTTGGTTGCCCGACCACCAACACGTGCATTGGTTAAGTCGGTATCACCTTTAGATAGGTCCCAAGCGGTTGACCATAATGAATTTGCTATAGTCACATGTTCTCCTTATCGTAGTTTTCACACGCTAAGTGGAACGCTGAACCGCCAACGGACCAAACGGATGGGGCTTCTTCCTTGTTGAGGAGTCTGCCGAGATAGTACTGGTACCCACAGGTTAGGTAGGTTGTAAACGCAGAGTAGGACATATGCTCTGGTAGTGTATATTCTTCTAGTTTGATTGACATAGGTAGAACTATACATGTAGGTATCCTAAGCGTTGCTTTCCAACGATGGGTTAATGCCTGTGTATACTTAGTTATGTAAGTAATTATATAAAGGCCTTCGGCCTTATATATTATTTATATATAATATATTATATCTAAGGAGTACTATGTCAAATTTTCTAGAAACGTTTTTAGCGTCAATAGCAGGTATCACAACGTTCTACCTATTAGAAGCAATATACTACGACATCCAGGCTCGTATCCGTGGAAGGCAGTATGAGAACTTCTGGGACAATCTTGAAGAGGAACTACAAAACTAATCTTGCCTAGGCAAACCCCTATCAGGCTGGGGTAAAAGTCGGAGGTCCTGGGTATGACTGTTTAGAACTGCCCCTAAAACGACAAAAGACCCCCTCGCCCTAGTATAATCACTAAGGTAAGGGGGTTTCTTGTCTTAAAAGGGCCTTGGAAGGCTTATAAAGGCTATTCTTTGGAGCCTACTCCGTACTCATCTTCTGCCTTATCCAGCGCTTTGGCTGCTGGTCCTGCTAAGGAGGCAAGAACGATAGATATTGCTGGCTCTAAACCTAGTTGGTTGCTTGCTAGAAATGTAAGGAAAGATACCAATACGCCACGTAGGTATGACTTTAGTACTGCTTTTTGCTTCTTGTCTAGTTTCATTTTTTCTCTTTCTTCTTCGGTAGGGGTTTTACCTTTGATTTAACCTTGTTGATAACTGTTGCTTTAGGCAACCATGTAAACCATGGCTTAGTTATCTTTCCACAAGATTCTTTAATGGAAATATGTAGGTGCTTATTATGAGGGTTGCTTCCAGTATAAGGACGCTCACCCTTTTCTGGGGACCATATCTTACCTTTGAAAATTAAATACTTAACCCGACTGTCTAACTTGAAATGGAAGTATGCCTCATGGCAGTTAATACCAAATACTGGGTCATGTGTTAGGTCAACGGCAAAGCCAGTGTTGTGGTCTGAGTTAGGACTCTGTGTTAGGTGAGCAGCAGAAGGTAGAAGACCATCGCTTGCTTTGTTCCTCTTTGGTTTTAATGCCGTCGCTTGGCGCAGAACAGCAATTGCAGCAGGCGTGGCTCTCTTGGCTACAGGTTTCATTTACCATCTCTTCCCTTTTGAATCATTATCTGGTAGAGTATCTCTACTTTTTCCTCTAGTCTAATAACCGAGTCTTTAAGGCTTGACCCAGAATTGGGCTTTAGTTCGTATAGATAATGCTTTACTAACCAGCGCACCGAGCCCGCAAATGCAGACACTATTGCTATTACAGATACGATTAGTGCGGCCCAATTTGCTGCAGTCATTACATTATGCTCCTAGAGTTATACGGTACGGATAGTTATTTCAAGTGCGCCACCAAAGCCATCAAAGCGCTTGTCTGGTGGTGTCATACGGGTAAAGGTTACTTGCTCGATAATTGCCTGACGAGATTCACCAGTTGATAAATCTTGCCAGATTATTACATCGCCACTTTCTTCTATGTCTTCCAATAACTGGATACGGTCAAAGGCTCTGCCTTCATATCCAAATATAGTGTTGTACTTATCTGTTTCAACATCAAAGCAATAAACAGGGAATCTCACAACACGCTGACGCGGGGTTGCAATTGTTGCCTTTGCTTGGTAGCCCTTAAAGATTGGCCCCTTACTGCTATCTGTAGCATCACGGGACATAATGAATTTGTAGGCTACATATTCCTGAGCAGTTGCTGGGCTTGATGTAGTAACTTCTACTGGTGAGATGTTAGAATCATAGGAGATGTGGTCGTACTCAACTCCATTTTTATCTACAGTCTCAAGTATCATGGAGCCATATGTAAACTCACCACGACCAAGTAGGCGTTTAAAGTTCTTTGGCTCAAGTGTATTGTAGCGAATGTTTCCTGTTGTAATGTAACCACTAGGTACTAATTCAGTTGCTGACTCTAGGTAGATTGCTCCATCTGTAGTTTCATGCGCTGTGCAGAAAGCAAGTCTATTAGTTGTTCCAAGAAATGCAACACCAGTTGTGTAGTGTTCTGTTTCTTGAGTTACTTGCAAGTCATTTGCGTATGCAAAACGAAGTGTCTCTAGTTGATTACTAAGGTCAATACGAGTAAGCCCACCATCAAGTGCGCCAATTCCAGTAGATGCCCAGACGTAGTGGTCACGTGCAGCAAAGTCATAGACTGGTTGTGATGTTTCTAGAATAAGCGGACCATAGTTAAGTGAACCATCTTGGTCATTAATTGCAGCAACACGCACACCCTTGTTGGTGCCAATCATTATATAGCCTAAGTAGTAATACAACTTCTCAACTATTTCACCAGCAGGCATTTCTGCTGCAACAACAGCAGATGTTAAGGTTGGCATAACACCAGAGGTGTTTAGTGTATACTTTTGTATGGTTGAATAGATACCTGAGTGACCCGCTGTGTAGATAGCAGGCCCAGAAGCGGCTACGCTTGTGTAATGATAGTTTGTGTTAGGGTTAGTAAAGATGGCAGTTGGTAAAGCAGTAGCCGTTGTTGCTACCTCATAGACTTTATTATTTACGCAAAGCACAATTCTGTCTTTGATAAACTCCATTGTTGCATTTTGAATCACAAGTCCAGTTTCAGTAAACATTGGAGATGGAATAGTTGTTGTATTATCAGTCAATGCTTTTTTGTACATATGAAGTTTGTTAGCGCCACCTGCAACAGCATTTGCTACCCAATAGGCATTTACACCATCATCGCAGATAGCACGTACTGGCTCCGCTCCTCCAGTATTATAATCAATAAAGTGAGTTACTGTTCCATCTGCAGAAATTTTGTCTACGTCATACTCATCATGGAGTAGCACTCCCTCAGTACCGCTCCATTGTATAGAACGAACATGTTGGTTAGGATGTTGATGGTCAGTACCAGTTACTGCACCAGTAGTTTCGTGTGTATCAACTACATCTTTAAGTAGAGTTACTTGTCCTTTAGTCCAGACATCTATACCCTTACTATCAGCAAAACGATGTGCTACTATTTCACCAGCAGATGGGTCATAGAACTTAATACCTGTTCCACTATGAAATGATGACTGTGAGCGAATCCACCAACCAGTTAGAGATTGCTCTCCTGGCTCACTACCATTGTCAAACTGTTCCTTACGAAACGGTGCAGTCTGGCGAATGTAAGGACGAGCATCATTGATTGCATAGATAAACGGCATGCCACCAACCGCTACATCGTAGGCAATATCAGTGTTTTGCCAGATAGATGCGTCAGAGACTACACCAACGTCTACAGCAATAGCCCGATTAGCACGACCTTCGGTTATATCTCTACCAGCCACCGTATCTCCTTAAATAAATATACTTGATTCTGCAAAATCTACTTCTGCTAACGCATCGTACTTGTGTTCTTTAGAACAGTTACCGCAGTCTTTACACATTACTGATTAGACAACAATGCCGCTTCAAGTTCCAGTCGTCTTGCTTCTTCTTCTGGAGTTAGGTCACGCTCTGTAATTGTTTCTTCACCTGTTTGAATGTTAAATTCTTTTTCTGTTATTTTCATTAGTTTGCTCCGTATACATAAATTGTTCCAGCAGTGTAATTTGTAGGATACAAACTAACAAATGTCAGACTTGACACGGTAGATGTTCCTGTGTATTGACCATTTCCAAAAGCAGGTCCAGCACCATAACCACTAGCACCACCTGAAACTTCAACCATTTTTACGCCTGATGTAGCAGCACCTGAAATTTTTAGAGACACTGTACATCTATCGTATTGAATATTTGCTCCGCTTTCTCCAAGCAATTCAATGTAACTGTTACTATTAGGTGCTTGATTTAAATAAGTTGGTATACCACCATTACTATTTACGTTATCCTGGAAGTTAAACCTCATACCAGCAAAACCGTATTTATTTGTTGAATCTGCGTTTATTCTTAACCCTAATAAATTACCTGCGCCTGTGTATATGCCATTAATAAAAACATAAATCTGGTCCATATTAGATATACCACTAATTGTTAAAGTACTCAGACCAGCAATAGAAGTTCCACCTGCATTAAGGAGTGAGAAACTTTTTGTAGTTGCTGGCGTAGCGGGAGCAGCCCACTTGAGTCCAGTAGCAGTAGAACTATCTGCCGTAAGCACTGTGTCGTTAGAACCAACTGCTAATCTTGCAACAGTATCAGATGCGCTAGCAGCAATAATATCGCCTTTAGCATCTACGATAGTAGGTGCTATTGCAGATGAACCAGTAATCTTACTGTCAATCTGTGTCTGCACAGCAGAAGTTACGCCATCTAGGTAGCCTAACTCTGTGGCTGATACAGTTGTTAGGGCTGTACCTGCGTTGGCTAGGTCTCTTGCTTTACTCATTAGTTGTTTCCCTCCAGGATAGGTCATCTTCTGACCAGTAGTAAATCTTTCCTTCAACTACGGGTGCAGGTGTAGGTGCTTGCCATTGACAAGTATCTTCATCTAGTACCCAAGAGTTAAACGGCTTAGGTGCTATAAAAGCATTTCTTGTAGCATCATAAGTAAATCCAATGCCAGCATAGTTCTTGCGAATGTTACCGTTGTAAGATGTTTGAACCCAACGAGTATCCTCGCCTAATAGAGACTTGCAAAAGATAATTCCTTTAGTTTCACTCTCTACTCCGTCAAGAAGTAGTTCTTCATTAGCCACAACAATTACTTGTGTGACTACATTGTTTTCATCTAGTTGTGCAAAGTGTGCCATTTTTTTTCTCCTTAGAAGGTAATACTACCTGAGCCTGTCCATATGTAAATTTTATATCCTCCACTTGTTACAAAGGTGGGAGAGCCTGTTGTAGATGTTGCTGAAGCCCATTGGTCAGAATAACGAATTGCTACTAAACCTGAACCACCTGCTTTTGCATTTGTATTCATACTATTAGCATTACCACCGTAAGAACTGGCACCGCCGCCGCCTCCAGTATTTGTACTTCCAGCAAGTGCAACTACAGAAGCACTAGCACCACGACCACCACCTTGAGTTCCTGTTCCTCCAGGATTACCAAATCCACCACCGCCTCCTGCTAAACCTAATTCAGAACCAGTAAATGATGTAGTTGCACCAGTTCCACCGTTGGCTCCTGTGGCATAGTTAGTTGCACCACCGCCACCTCCGCCAGACGGCGTAGCATATGCACCATTATTACCTTCGGATGGGTCATACCCACCTTGGTTACCTGAGCCACCGCCGTTTGATTCGTAACCAGCGCCACCTTTACCGCCACCTCCGCCTGAACCACCATCTGCTCCTGGTTGTCCTGCGTAGTAAGAACCACCTCCGCCACCGCCAGTAGAACTAATACTAGAAAAAACTGAGTTGCTGCCTTTACCGCCTCTTGTAGTATTACTAGCATCAACTGAATTACTTACGCCAGCCGTTCCGCCTGCACCAACGGTTACAGTATAAGAAGTGCTTTGAGTTATAGCAAAATTGTCTGCAGTTCTATAACCACCAGCACCGCCTCCGCCACCTCCGCCTCCGTAGGTAGAAGAACCGCCTCCGCCACCTCCGCCTGCAACAACTAAATATTCAACTGTTGGTGGAATAGGATTAAAGAAAAGATTGCCTACTAGTAGTGAGCCACTTTTAGTTTTGTTTTTAATACTTATAACAGACATTAGTAAGTAATACTCCCGCTTCCAGTAAATGTATAAATATAATATGAACCTGATGTTGTTGCAGTTGGACTACCTGTGGTAGATGCTGCTGCTTGTGTTGCTCTGATTATTACAACACCTGAGCCTCCTGCACCACCTGTAGCGGTATATGAGCCACCCTGAAGTGCAGATGAACCACCACCTCCGCCACCAGTATTTGCAGTTGCTGCAAAACCGCCACTTGCACTACCAGCACCAGTAGTTCCAGCGTTTCCGCCA